AAATTATTCCAGCGCACGGGCGGCACTGCTTGAGGCTAGGCGGTATTTCAAAATGCGTCAGGAGTGGTTATCCCGCAAATTATGCCAGCCAGTTTGGGAGATGCTTCTTGAGGAAGCGTATTTAAGGGGTGAAGTCAGAGCGGATACGTTTTATGAAAATCAGCGTTACTGGACGAACGCGTCATGGATTGCGCCGGGTTGGGAATGGGTGGATCCGCTTAAAGAAGCGCAGGCGGCTGAGGTTGGTTTAAGAAACGGCATCGTGACGTATTCCGATCTTTATGCGCAGTCAGGCAAGGATTGGGAGGAGAGTTTCGATCAACGTAAGCGTGAGCAGGCGAAGCTCAAAGAATTGGGGATAGAGGTGAACAATGGAAACAACGCAAAACAAGATCAGCAAGCGGCCGGTCAAGAAACGCCGCAGGATACGGCTGGGGAACAGACAGCAGATGTCAATGCCGGTTGAGGTTGATGTTTCTGTTAAGCGGCCGGAAGGGGTGAAAGATGGCGAATAAGGATATTTATTTTCGCGCGGACATTGCCCGGGGCGGCGATGTGAGGGTTAACCGCAAAGATGAAGTCATCGCAGGCTTCGCGGTTGTCACCAAGGGCGTTACGCATGATGAAAGGGGGGAGTTTGATGATGTAGCTTTGGATTCGGTTGTTGAGTTTGGCAATCAGTCGAAGGGCGGGATCAAATCTCGGTTTGGTCACCCGAATATGTCAAGCACCGCGCTTGGCACGTTCTTGGGGCGGACAAAAAACTTCAGGCGTGACGGTGATGTGGTGCGGGCTGATTTACATATCGATCGCACAGCGCATGAAACGCCTGACGGAGATTTGGCGGGGTACGTGATGAATCTCGCTGAAAGCGATCCCGGGGCGTTTGGGTCTTCGATGGTTATTCACTGGGAAGAAGAATTCCGCGAGAAGAAACAAACAGAAGGTGAAGAATTGCCCCCTCTGATCCGCGTAAAAAAACTTATGTCAGTGGATGTGGTGGATGATCCGGCGGCGAATGATGGGCTTTTTGGATCGCAGTTTTTCTCTGATGGGGTTAAGCCCTCAGCCGAGATCACTGCGTTTCTGGATAAGTTTCTTAATCAGCCGGAAGCGGTGGAAAAGGTTATCGCTTTTTTAGAGCGATATGGATTTAACAAGGAAGTAAAACGAAAGGACAAGTCTATGTTTGAAGAATTGACGTTGGAAAAGTTAAAAGCGGAAAGGTCTGACCTTTACAACTCTGTTCATGCGCTTGGGGTTGATGAAGGAACGAAGAAAGAGCGCGAACGGGGAGTGGCAATCCTTAAGAAGTCAAAAACGTTTAAGGATATGAACGATCTTGCGCTGGAAGTGGTTGAAAGCGGTTTGACGATCGAAGGCGCGACGATCAAGTTTCAGGAAAAACAGCTTGAGGGTTTACAGAAGGCTTCGGTGCCTCCGGTGGGCCCTGATCTTGATGAGGATCCGGCGAAGAAGCCTGTGACGCATCTTGAAAAGGCGACAGCCTACAAGCAAGAGCATGGTTGCAGTATGACCGAGGCATTACTTAAAACCGCAGACAAACGGAAATAACCAAGGAGGTTTGAAATGTCACAGTACAACATGGGTTCAAAAGCATTTGTAGCAGGCGAAGCCCTCGAGGCGAATCGCAGGGTGAAGTTAAGCACCGGAAGCGGCACGCAGGTTGAATATGCGGACGCGGGTGAAGCCTTTATCGGTATTACAGCGGCAAAGGCGGCTTTAGGAGAGATGGTTTCCATTGATCTCAAGCACACCGGCCGCACGTTCAAGATGGAAGCTAACGGTGCGATTGCTGTTGGCGGAAGTTTTTACGGTGCGTTGGACGGCAAGATCAGCGCGACGGTGAGCGGATCAATTCAGGGACGAAATCTGGAAGCGACGGCCGCCGACGGCGAAATCGTCGAGTGCATTCTTTTGTAATTAACGAAATTTCAAAAATCAGGAGGATACCATGGGAGTTGATTATTCAGGGACAAGGGCAGTACCGAGGCTGGAGTTAGGCGAAGCGGCCTTGGAGTTTACGCAACAGCAAAACGAGTTCATCGGGACGCAGGTGCTTCCGATCTTCGGGACAAAGAAGAAATCGAGCATCTTTCCGGCGATCACTCGTGAAAGTATCACCCGCGAAGCTGATACTAAGCGTGCGCCTCGCGGCAATTACAACCGTGACGGCTTCTCGGCAAAAGACAAGCAGTACAACTGCGAGGAATTTGGTCTTGAAGGTGCGCTCGACGACGGAGAAAGAACGCTTTATGCGTCTGACTTCGACGCGGAGTTGACGACTGTTCAGATCATCACCCGCAGGGTTCTGCAGGCGCAGGAACGGCGAGTCGCGGGTCTTGTGTTTAACACAACCACGTTCACCGGTGCTCAGCTTTACACGGACAATACGGCAACGCCTTGGACGAGCGCGTCAACTGACGTTATCGCACAAGTTCGCGCGATTCGGGAGAAAGTCCGAGCCAATAGCGGCCTTGATGCGAACACGCTAATTTTCAGCAAGGCGAATCTGGATCGTCTGCTGAATAACAACGTGATTAAGGACTCGATCAAGTATGTGGCGCGGTTGACCGAGGCGGAGATATTGAATGCTCTTGCTGATCTTTTAGGGATTCAAAAGATCCTTGTCGGCAGAGGCATTTATAACACCGCCAAGGAAGGCAAGACGTTCATAAACGGCGATATTTGGAACGCCACTTACGTTATGGCCGCTGTGATCGGCAATCCGAACCGTCTTTCGGATCCGAGCGTTGGAAGGACATTCCTCTGGAATGCTGACAGCCCAGAGAACGCAACCGTTGAGCAGTACCGCGATGATGCGTCGCGTAGCGACATCTTCCGCGTGCGTCAGCATGTGGATGAAATCATCATCGATCCGTACTTTGCTCATCTGATGAAGGTAGCTTAAGGCGAGTAATGGGGGATCCTCTTTATGAGGGGATCCCCCGTTTGCCTTGGGAGGAATGATGAGTTTTAAGACCCAGATAGCGCAGGATGCCGCACAAGCGTTTCTTAATCCGCTGGAGTTCGCGGAGGACGTGACTTATACGCCTAAGGCCGGAGTGCCGAAAGCGATTAAGGCTGTCATTAATCGAAAACGATTGGATCCGGCGTATGAAGATACCGGCCGAACGCTTATTAATCAGGCGGAATTATTTGTGGCTAATGATGCCCTTGCGGGCGTTACCTCGATCAATAAAGGCGGAGACGTGGTTTCGTTTTCTGAAACTATTGGCGGCGCGGCTATCAGCTGGGTTGTTGCGGATATTTTAAACCAAGACGAAGGGATCTGGCATTTGCTGGTGCAGAAATGAGCGAATTAACTGTTGAGATAAACACAAAGAACCTTGATCGTGCACTTCGGCTTTTCCCGAAAGACTTAAAGTTCGAGATTGCCGACGGGATGGATCATATCAGCCGCAAGTTCTTGAAAGTATTTCGGCAGGAAAGATTGCAGGGGCCTCCGGGCATACGCGGCAGGCCGCATGGCATATTCTCGCATTTTAGCCGCGCAAGTCTTGTTTCTCAGGATATCGAAGGCATGGGCATGGTGATCTTCTCGGACTCCAAGATTGCGCGTATGCACGAGGAAGGTGCAACGCTTAAGAATCAAGGCGGCGGGAAGCTCGCGGTTCCGCTTTCAGCGAGGAAAGAGCTTTTTACATCTAACGGCAGGCTTAAAAAGCAATACCGTCAGCCAAGGTTACTCAAGAACGTGGTTCCCATTCAGTTAAGAGGTAAAACGTTCTTGGCCAAGGTAAAAAAGAAATTACGGCAGATTTTGCCGCTTTTTGTTTTGAAAAACAGCGTGCGAATAAAGCCAAGGTTGATGTTTTACAAGACGTGGGACAACATGCAAAACGAACGGATCAATATCTTGAATAAATCGATTGAGAAAGCGTTGAGCAAAACATGACGGTCAGAGAAAGCATTTTAGAGAACTTACGCACGACACTTTCCGGAGTCACAACCGCTAACGGATATCACAACGATATTCAAAGCGTCCAGCGGTGGAGGCAGTCCGGCAATTCGCTTCTGAGCGTGCCGTGTATTGTCATTAACGCCGGGCCTGAGGAAAAGAACCCCGCGCCGAATCCGTTTGTGACGTGCCGGTTGACGGTTTATTTGGATATCTGGACAAGGCAGGATGCGGCGGATATGCAGGCGACCGACACGATTTTGAACAGCCTTTTGGGCGATATCGAGAAGGCGATTATGCAGGATATCACTCGCGGCGGGTTTGCGAAGGATACGAATATCAAATCGAATGTTTTATTTGAAACCTTGGAAGGTCAGCCGCAGGCAGGCATGGTTATGGAATTGGAAATTATTTATCAGCATAAACAAGATGACCCCGAGGTTTCGGGATAAAGGAGGAAGGTCATGTTAACGCGCAAAAGACAGCTTGCCGCCAAGATAGAAGCGGTTGAGGGCACCGCTGAAACACTTGCGGCCGCTGACGCAAAGTTATTGGTTTACGACCCGAAGGTGAGTTTTGATGTTTCGATGTTTGATCGCAATCCCGCTCGTCCGTCATTCTCGAATGTCGGTAAGACACCGGGTCAACGCAAAGCAGGGATATCGTACCGTTTGGAATTAAAAGGTTCCGGCGCGGCCGCAACGGTTCCCGAATGGGGCAAATTGCTTCAGGCGTGCGGTTTTGGGGTGAACGCACTTAAGTCCATGAACATCGGGGCGATCACCAACGGGCCCTTTCAGCATGGAGAAACAATTACCGGCGGCACATCCGCGGCTAAGGGCAGAGTGGTTATCAACACGGCAAACGGAGCGACTGCGGTCATGTTCGCCGTGGTTTCAGGAACGTTCGTGAGCGGTGAGGTGATTACCGGCGGCACATCTACAGCAACCGCGACGACTTCATCTGTACCCGCAACGATCGGCAACGAATTCAAGCTCATTTCGGACAACATTCCGTCTTTGACGCAAGGCAGTTATGAGGATGGGGTCAGAAAACTCATCAAGGGATCGCGCGGGAAGGTGAAGTTAGGTTTTAAGTCCGGAGAGCCGGTCATGCTGGATCTCGACTTTCAGGGAGTCGAGGCAGGGGTTACCGACACAGCATTCTTGGCGAGTGTTACTTATGAAAGCACTAAACCGCCAGTATTCATGAACGCGCTTTTCTCGGTTGATGCTTATTCGGCCAAGATAGGCGAGATGGATATTGATATCGGAAACAACTTGGCAGTCCGAGATGATGTCAACGATGCGCGTGGTGTCATGTCGTTTGCGCTCACTGGCCGCAACGTCACCGGTTCATTTAATCCGGAGATGGTGGCAGTGGCGACTTACGACTTTCACACCAAATGGTTCTCAGGCACAGAGATGATTATTGACTGCACGATCGGCTCAGTCGCAGGGAACAAGTTTAGGATCTACGTTCCCAAGGCGCAGTATACGAAAGTCGAGGATGAAGACAGGGACGGGCTTCAGCTGGCAAAGAGCGCGTTTTGTCTTAACGGCTCGGTCACGCCGGGTGACGATGAAATAACAATCTTGGCACTTTAACAAGGAGGATAAAACATGCTTACAGGGATAAATATTTATGAAAGCAAACCTTACAAATCGAAACTGGATTCTGACGCGGGCAATCCTACTGTTTTTAATCTCGGTCTGCTTGATTCTCATTTAAGGGCATTCATTGAGGATCAGACGACCAGTTTTGAGTTCAGTTCAAAGAACCCGAAGGATCCGGCCAAGGCGAATATCAACGCATCAAAGCGGAACCTCATGGTTGTGAGGTTCGGGCTTAAAGGGCTGGAGAATTTTCTCGATCCGAGGGATAAGAAGCCGGTTAAGTTCGACACTGTGTCTATGCCGGTTAACGGGAAGAATTATAACGTCTTGTCAGACGAGATCATTTCGATGTTTCCCAAGGCGTTGATTGATGAGCTGGCCGAGGTGATCTTGGCTGAAAACACACTGAGCGGGGACGAAGCAAAAAACTGACACTGGCGGTCTGGTTGCATAAGTTCAAGCTGGACTGCCACAAATGCTCAGACGCTCAAAAGACTGAGCGGGGTTGTGAGACCGATTCGCCGATCCCCGGGATGTGGAAATTAAACGATTGGGAGTTTACTCGATGTCCAAGAACACTTGTCGAAAGAAAAAGCGTTGATTATTTAAGCGCGTATTTTTTCTTCATCAAAGGCTATCTTCCCAATCCCGGCGGTTGGCTGGATCAACCCGCGAAGTTTGTTGAGGCGGTCATTTTAATCGAGCGGGAGATCGCGCGTATGAAAGAGAGCGAGGAGTAGATGCCTACCAATCGTGAACTTGAGATTGTGATGAAGTTAAAAGACGAAGTCACGAAGCGTCTGCAAGGGATTGAGGGAAATATTCAGAAGTTCGCCAATTCCTGCAAACAGCTTGGCGGGACTATGCGTCAGGTTGGCCGCGAGATATCTCAGGTTGGTCAGAATCTCATTTTCATGGGTGCCGCATTAACGGGCCCTTTGGCACTCGCCTTTAAATCCGCAGAGAAGTATTCGCTGTCCGTTTCCAACGAATTAAAACGTCTTGATAACGCCTTTATTGGCTTAAGAGTGAGCATCGCTGAGGCATTGGTTCCGGTTGTGCATCAGGTGGCCAATGTATTTGGCAATTTGCTTAATCTCTGGAACAGTTTGTCGCCAGCGACACAGGGGATGATTGTTCAGTCGATCGCGATTAGCGGGATATTCCTAACGTTGGGCGGGATCGTGTTGTCTTTAATCGGAAGATTCACGCGTCTTGGTGGAATCATTCTCGATCTCATCGGAAAGTTTGCTTTGTTTGCTTTGGCTAACCCGTGGCTTGTGGGGATCGCGGTGGTGGTCGCGGGACTTATCGTTGTGTTTCTAAAGTTCAGGGACGTGGCGGTGCCGGTTTTAAATGCAATCGAGATTGCTTGTCAGATGGTATACATCGGTTTCGTGAAGCTGATCAAATACCTTTTGATCGGGTTCGACAATCTGGCTCTTGGATTAGAGAAATTCTACGAGGTCTTGGGTAAGATCCCGGGGAAGTTAGGAGAGCCATACCGCGAAGCGTCACAGCATATCAAGACGTTTCGGGATAACCTTCAGGAATTGATCAAGGCTTCTGATGTCGAGATGTCGCGTGTAGGCGACAAGATCGCCAATACGCTGACTACAGGCGAAGGCAGTTTGGTCAAAGGGTATGACAAAGCAAAGAGTGCCATTAAGGGATTCATTGATTCGCTCAAAGGCTTGGGCAACGAGGTTCATATTGAGGAAGTGGCGCAGAAGTTTAACGCTATCCAGTCAATGGCGGAAGGAACAGCGCGATCTTTGGGCAGTGCTTTTAAGCACTTCTTTAGTGACGCTTTTCATGGACAGATTGATAGCGCAAAAGATTATTTCAGGGAGTTTGGCGACATGATGCTGGAAGTCTTAGCCGAAGTATTTGCCAAGATGATTCTCATTAAAACTGTAGGCGCGATGTTCCCGGGCATGATTCCGTTTTTTCATGAGGGCGGTATGGTTTATCACGCAGGCGGTGTAGTTCAGCCAATTCGAGCGCACTCGGGACTTGCGCCGGATGAAATTCCGATTGTCGCGCAGTCAGGTGAAGGCGTTGTATCACGCAGGGGTATGTCAGCTCTTGGTTCAAGCAATTTGAAGCGGCTTAATCGCGGCGAAGGGATCGGAGAGTCGACGCAAATGTTCAACGTCTACATTAACGCAAACGACGCGAAATCATTCAGGGACATGCTCGTTCAGCACCCGGATGTTTTTGAGAACGCGATTATCGACGCGGTGAATAAAAACAAGCCTATTCGCAACGCAATAAGGAGTCGGTTATGAGTACGGCTGTTTTGACATTTTCACCAGAGTTTGGACTTCAGGAGGACGTGGAGTTTTCGACGCTGGTATTTCAGGCTGACAGCGGCAAGGAGAAACGTCGGGCAAAGTGGTCGCGGCCAGTCCGGATGATCAGTTGCTCGCTCAACAATCAAAGCGAGTCCGGGGTTGGTCTGATTTGGATCTTCTTTAAGGCAAGACAGGGCAAATATGATCCGTTCTGGGTAAAGTTTCCGACCAGTTACAAAATTACGGGAGAAGCTGTCGGGGTCGGCAATGGCGTTCAAACGGTTTTCCCGCTGGATTATTTCCCGATCGATACAGCGAGTTTTAAGGGCTATGCGAACGGTGTTCTGGTGACTTCCGGTTATACGGTCACAAATGACCTCACGAATGAGGTAGCCAAGATCACCTGTTCGACGCCGCCAGCGGCGGGAGTGGTTATTACGGCAGATTATGAATATTACATTCAGGTGCGGTTTGATGACGACAAGTTATCGAAGGAGTTGGTGCAGTTCAAACTTTACAACACCGGCCTCAAGCTCAAAGAGGTCTTGTGGAATATTTACACCGCACCATAAAGGAGAGGCATGCAGGATTTAACGGTTCAGTATAAAGACGAAGCAGTCAAGGACGCCAACCGGCCGATTGAACTGTATGACCTTTATTTGGGTTCGCAGAATTCTTGCGATACTCAAACGTTTTATTTTTGCACAGACAACAAGCGGGTTTACTTTTGGAATCTGGACGGCGTCTTGCAGTATTACCAGCCGATCGCGGTTAAGCGGTCATCTATTCCGGCGAGCAACCAGCTTGAGATTGAGGCGGTGTCGGGTGAGTTTGACAACGTGGACAGGCTTTGGAGTAATTGGCTTAACACCGTTGATTTGCGCGGCAAGCGTGTGGTTGTTAGGAAGGTCTTTCTTGATCTCTTAAATGACCAGACGCACGCGAAGGTGATGTTTGACGGGATCATCAACGCAGTGTCAGAGCTGACAGAATTAAGCGTCAAGATCGAGTGTAAATCAAAACTCAAATCACTTTCGCTTGAGACCGGCCGACTCCAACAGCTTTATTGCAATTACATCTTTGGCGATGAGTTTTGCGGGTTGGATATTTCGACGACTCGTATTAACGGGCAGACAGTGGATGCGGGGTCGACAACGGTTGCGGTTATAGACGCGGCAAGGGCAGAGGCTGACGATTGGTGGAATGACGGGATTATTCAGTTTATGTCTGGTGTCAATCAAGGCTTAAAACGCAAGGTGGTCGATTTTATCAGCGCACAGCACAAGCTGATTTTAGATTATGCGCTTCCGCAGGCATCGGCGGTCGGTGATCTTTACACGATTGAGCGCGGGTGCGACAAGTCATTCGATGCGTGCAGGAACAGGTTTAACAATCAGGCTAATTTCGGCGGGTTTAAGAATATCCCGCAATTGATCAATCCCATGAAGGTTGAAGAATGAAGAAACTCGAAACCGAAACTCTTAACAAGTTGGTCGGTATTAAATGGCTTCAGGATGGACGAAGCCATGAAGGGACGGACTGTGTCGGGTTGATGGAGTTGTATTTTAAGGAGAAGGGCGTAGAGGCATGCGCGCCCAAGATCAGCGATTTCACGCCGGAGAATCAGGACGAAATTATTCAGCAGATTACCAAGGTCAACACTATTGTCAGTCTTCCTGAACTTCAGGCCGAGGATGTTTTGGTTTTCAAGATCGGAGAGGAACTACACGTTGGACTTTATTTGGGATACGGAAGGATGCTTCACGCCAAGAAGGATGGGAAGTCTCGTATTTCGCGGCTCACACCTTCTTGGGAAAAATACTTCCTTTTCGGGATCAGAGAAAAGGACGGAAAGATTTACATCCCGCCAGCCGGGCCCCCGGCTGTGATCGCTGTGGCTTTGGTTATAGCAGACTATGCGGCCGCATCGTTTATTGCCGGTGGACTTATTGCATTATCGCTTACCACGATAGGGTGCTTGATTGGTACGGCAATGATCGGGTATTCAATCGGGCTGGCTATTCAGGCGCGGCAAACCTCAAAGAGCGGAGGATCTTCTTCATCGCCTCGGTATCAATTCGGCGAGCTTCAGACTACTTCAAGCAATCAGTTTCCGGTACCGGTCTTATACGGGCAGGCGCGTCTTAGCGGCAACATTGTTTTTCAGAACCCGGTTATGGGAGGCGAGCAGGTTGATATGCTCATTGTCCTTTGCGAGGGAGAGATCGACAGCATCACTGACGTGCGGCTTAACGGAGAGGATATAGCGAACTTCCCGGGATGCTCGTATCACGCTTTTACAGGCACATCGACGCAGAATGTGGAGACTGTTACTGGTCTTGATCTGGATGGCGTGCAGTACCGCAATGTCGCCATGCTTCACGTTCATTTGGGAACGTCTGACAAGTTAAAAGGCGGGCGTCCGAATATCACATGTGTTTGCAGAGGACGTAAGGTTCAGACGTGGAATGGTTCGGTTTGGTCAACGGTGAGATCGTATTCGGACAATCCAGCCGCGTGTATTCGTGATTATTTGCTTCTCAAGCCGCAAGTGGGCGGATGCGGGTATTTAGTTGGTGACATTGATGATATGCCCTTTGGTGAGGTTTATGACTATTGCGGAGAGTTTGTTTCGGATGGGCAAGGCGGGCAGGAGGCGCGGTACGCCGTTTCTTACGTAATCGATCAGAAGCGTGCGGCATCGGATAACCTCACCGAGATATTGGTCGGTTTCGCGGGTGCGCTCATCAGGAGCGGTTCAAAGCTCAAGTTGCTGGTGGCTAAGACCCAGAGCGTTGTCGCCGCGTTCGATGAGGACGATATCACGGATTTGAGGATCGTTCAGAAAGGGTTGGATCAGAAAATCAACCGGTTCGGCATTGAGTATTTCGATCCGACGCAGGATGACGCAAGGATCCTTGCGTGGGGGTCAGAAGACAAGGTTGATCAGGACGAGCGCGGGCTTGTCGAGCAGACGCTCACCATTCCGTCGATAAACCGCAAGACGCAGGCATCGCGTTTGAGCAATCAGTATTTTTACGAGCTTAAACTTTGCCCGCTATCAATAGAGTTCACCACGTCCTTGAATGCGATCGGTCAAGAGATTGGAGATGTTATTGAGATCACGCACTCGCTTATGGGCTGGACGAACAAGCAGTTTGTCATTCAGCGCATCGAGGAGGATGAGCGTGATGTTTATAAGATCACAGCTCAGGAATATAACCCCACAATTTACAACGATAGATACGGCGCGACGATTCAGACGTTTGATTACGGCACGCCGCCCAATCCTTATGCGCCGGTTGGAGAGGTTTCAAATATTCAGGTTTCAGAAAGTCTGTATTATCTGCACCGTGACGGAACGGTTGGTTCAGATATTTTGGTGGGTTTTGACGCGCCGACGGATGATTCAAAGATTTTTCTGAGTCATTATCAAATCGAACTCAAAAAAGGCACAGAGGATTACAAGGTTGTTGGTACGACAACAGACACGAATTTCACGATCTTTGGCGTTGAGGATGAACAGACGTATCGGATTAAGGTCAGGACGGTATCGATCAACGGCATTGTGTCAGATGGTT